CTACTATTGTCACATACAGCGCAATAGAGCGATATAAGTCTTGTTTCCCACATGCTTATATTCTCCGCTCTTTTGCGCTGTTTTTCTACCCCCCTTTTAACCCTTGATTCGCATTCTCAATACATATTGTATCCGAGGGTGCTTCGTATTGTAAATCGAAGTTTCGCATGGCTGGGAGGAAGAATATCCCCGGCAGCCACCCTGAAGGCACCCCGCAGTATGGCCATCGCAGGGCTGGCAGCCCCACAGAAGAAAAATTCCTCTCTCAGAAAAACAAATCCCACTTGACTAACCAGCCAAAAATATGTCGGGTCAGAAGCGGAATCACGAGAAAAGAGCAGTCTGCGAGCCAAAAGGCTCACCTCACCGGGAGAACTCCACAGCCCCCGAGCTCTCCGTCGACCGCATCTGCCTGCACTGCGGAAGCTATATCTATATTAGAATACGGACAAACGAGGAGGTAGCGTATGCCTTACATTACAATTATGCAGTCTCCTGCATATCATCAAATCACGTTCGAGGAGATCATTTCTGGCGAGGTCAATATGAACGTCATGGTAAACTCGAACGAAACCAACACCAGGACGCATTTCTCCAGGGATTTCCGGCCTGGGTTCCTGGAGAGGTTTGACTTCCCTGATATGATTGCTTCGCTGGAGAACTTCAACGAGCAGAACAAGGCGCTGTTCGACGTTCCCCGCGAGACTCTGTACACCACGTTCCACATTCCCAAGAAGTCAGGTGGCCTCCGTGAGATCAATGCCCCGGTGCCAGAGTTGATGACGGCGCTCCGGAATTTGAAGACGCTGTTTGAGACTAAGATGTTTGCTAAGTATCATACGGCGGCCTTTGCTTACGTTCCAGGGCGGTCTACCATTGATGCGATCAAGCGTCATCAGAGAAACGACAGTCACTGGTTCCTGAAAACCGACTTTTCCAACTTCTTTGGGAGTACGACGCAGGAGTTCCTGCGTTATTCTCTTTCCCTGATCTTCCCGTTCAGCGAGATCGTGAAGTCCCAGCGCGGTCGGGATGCACTGGACCGAGCACTGAACCTGTGTTTCTTGCATGGAGGGCTGCCGCAGGGTACACCAATCTCCCCAATGCTTACAAACCTGATGATGATCCCTATCGACCATAAGATCTATAACTCCCTGCGTGACTTCAATGGACAGTCGTTTGTGTATACTCGGTATGCAGACGACTCCTTGATCTCCAGCCGTAGGGAGTTTGATTATGCTCAGATCATCGCTTTCATCAACAGCGTGCTTGCGGACTTCCGTGCCCCATTCAAAATTAAGGATGAGAAGACTCGGTATGGGTCTCGGGCTGGGAGCAACTGGAATCTTGGTCTTATGCTGAACAAAGACAACGAGATCACCATCGGGTATAAGAACAAGCAGCGGCTTCGCGCTATGATCAGCAACTATATCCTCGATCGGCAGAATGGGATCATGTGGGATCTCCACGATGTGCAGGTTCTGCGCGGACAGATCAACTACTACCGCATGGTGGAAGAGCAGTATGTTGACGGGGTAATCCGATACAACAACGAAAAATACCATACCGATGTGATGCGTAGTATCCACGAAGATTTGGCAGCCTGATAAATCAAAAAAAGTTTTGTAATGTATAGCTTTGCTTTGCAAAGCACTCTGTATTGTAAATCAGAGTAACAAATGGCTGGGAGGAGGAATCCTCTGGGAAGCATCGGCGACTGAAGGTAACAGATCTTCAGCAGCTCAACAAGGAGATCAGGCAGCAGAGCGAGATGCCATACAGGAAACTCAGTAGAAAGGAACCCTGAAAAGCCAGAAATACCAAGGAACCAAAGACCGCACCAGGAGGCGAACACTTCCGATCACCTGTGCGAAATCGCAACTGAAGATGAGCCCGGCCTCTAAAGACTCCAGTATCCGGACTCCTCAAGAAGACGTATCCTATTGTAGATTACAAAACTTTATCAAACATCAGAAGGGGTGATTCGTATGATACAACTGACGGTAGAGGTTAGCAACCTTGATACGGGTGAAACCAAATTCCTGACGCTTCCATGTAACCTTCGTTCTGATCTGCCTGATTTCTTCGACTGCGTTATCCTGTCGGTATCGCCGGATATTCAACTCAGCAGGAATGATGAAATCGTACGTCTCAATGACGTACTCGATGAAATTAACAGTGAGAACCCGTCAATGGATGAAAACTATCTGGCACTTCTGATCGAAGCCTCCCCTTCTGGTGACCTGTTCAGTGAGGATTTCGTTCGCAGGCTCAAGGAAAACGACTTTATCTTCGAGGATATATCTGACATGGATACCGGGTCCTCCCTGCTTACGGAAGAAGTCGCAGCTCAGTATCTGGCGACTGAACTCATGGTCCCGTTTGATCGCGGTGTTACATCCAGGCTGCTGGAGGAGATCGCGAAGAGCGAGCTGCCAAGCTATATTGATTGGCTCGGTGTGTGGGATCAATACGAGGCGGCTGGGTTCAAGATCATGGAGTCAGAAGATCAAATTGGCAGAGATACCAGCAAATATATTATCCATATTAAGTAGCTTCTACCTGTGATGTATATTGAGTCGAATGGCTCAGACTCTGTATTGTAAATCGGAGTGACGCATGGCTGGGAGGAGGAAGGCGCGCAGCAGGCACGCTGTCCGGAGAGGAGACGCTGCCGCGGAAGATGAGAACTCGAACGAACTCCCGACCAGGACTTGAAGCGAAAACCCATCACCAGAGAGAAACCCAGTAATCCCAAGGGAAACGGGACACGCGGAGCAACAGAACTGAACTGTAAGTTACGGTTGACCCAGTAGTCACTGCAGCGCCGGCTGATGACAACCGGCCGCACCCGCACCTCCTTCCCTGTGCAGATCACAGACAAGAAACAAAAAGATTGGAGGGACATACATGGTAAAGGTCGTCCATGGTAACCTGCTGGATTCCAGCGCCAAATACATTTGCCATCAGGTAAACTGTAAGGGCGTGATGGGAAGCGGCGTTGCCAAACAAATCAAGGCAAAGTGGCCGAGTGTGTTCCAGAAGTACAAGGAAAAGTGTGATGCACATAAGAACAACGCCGCAGATCTACTTGGAACGGCGCAAGGTATTCGTGTCAATGACAACACCATTGTGGTCAACATCTTTGGGCAAGCTACCTATGGCCGGGACGGACGAAGGTACACAGATATGGCCGCACTGCATACGGCGTTCAAAGCTCTCGCGTCTCATAGCGCCCCTGGTGATACGATTGCGATGCCGTACCGTATCGGGTGCGGTTTGGGCGGTGGTGACTGGGGCGAGGTTATGGATCTCCTGACAGAGTGTTTCCAAGACAAGCACCTTACCCTGTACAAACTTCCGTAAGTCTGCATTTCAAGATACTTTGGTGAGTAATTTTTGAAAATGTTTGAAACAGGAACACAAGAAAAGTCCCGAGTTCAACGCACTTTCAGATACACATGCAGTATTCCTATCTATGACAGGGATAAATAAAATCAGTGTTTTACATTTGAGGACGGCGAGTGATTGCCGTCCTCGTTTTCTCTGGGAGAGTAGCTCAGTGGTAGAGCAGCAGCGGACTAACGGCCTGAAATAATCCGCATCCGTGTGAGCTGGTTCGATTCCAGTCTTTCCCACCATGGGCACAGCGTGCCCACTCCTTTGTGTGTTTCAGGAAGACGTCTCCAGTATTGAGGCGAAACACACCGCCAAATGAATGTCCCTTCCGAACCCGTTCAGTTCATATGACCTCCATTCATTCTCCTTTACCTGCCGGCGCCATTTGTTGCCGCTGTGGGCCAGACAATGGGCTCCTTTCCACCGGGTTGCGTGTTGAGGCGGGCGTTATCGTCAATACACCGGAAGGCATGGGTATTCTCCCGCAGTTCTCCCATGAGAATATGAATACGAAAAAAAAGAATTGCGGGACACCGGAGTTGGAGCGAGGTGGGTAAAGTTCACAATGTGGAGTGGCGACGCCGACCAACCAATGGTGTCGAGGCGTCGTGTAGCTTCAGCTTCGGTGCTTTCAAAAAAAAGATAAGTGAGGTGAGACTGGATGCGCAAGTGCAGAGAGTTCTTTGAAGGCGATCGTGTCATGGTTGTCGGTAAGCCATATCTGGATTGCCCTTTTACTTGGGTCGATGATATGACAGCAATGTGCGGGCGGGTAGTTACGATTTCTTCTAAGAGGTATAGCGATGAGCGTGGAACGTATTGCTATCATGTTAAAGAAGATGCACTACACTTCTCATGGTGTGGTAACTGCTTTGTGCCGCTGGAGCCGGAGGAAGAATTGCCGGAGATCGAAGACGACTCATTCTTAAGCGCCATCCATATGGGGGGGTGAAGCTCTGTGAGGCCAACAGATGTACAGAAGTTTCAGGTCGGTGATCTGGTTGTAGCCGCGAAGAACTATCCTCAATGCAATCATAGTATCCGAAAGGATAGTGAGGGAGTTGTATGCGACATCGACGAAGGGACTGGAATGATTGGTGTCGATTGGGGATTTGAGGTGGATGGAGGACACTCGTGTGATCGGAATTGTCAAGACGGTTATGGCTGGTATGTTAGCGCAAGAGAAATCAGACTGTCTGACGCAGGACCGAACCAGGACATTGATGAAGGTAGCTTCCTGCAAGTAATCGGAGGGATAAGATATACATCACAGGAGATACGCACGCCAATATCGACATTGGTAAGCTGTCAACAAAGAAGTTCCCCCAGCAGAAGACCCTCACTAAAAAGGACTACGTGATCATATGCGGGGACTTTGGCTTGGTGTGGGACGCCTCCAACCGTGAGATGAAGTGGCAAAAGTGGCTGAGTAACAAACGCTTTACCACTCTGTGGGTCGATGGGAACCATGAGAATTATGACGCGCTTAAGATGATCCCAGTCACCGAGAAGTTTGGTGGCCTTGTGCAGAAGATCGCGCCAAGTATCTATCACCTGTGCCGAGGGTGTGTATTCGACATCGACGGCAGTAAGTTCTTCGTGATGGGCGGCGCGTCCTCTCATGATAAGGAATACCGTATCGAGGGCATTTCCTGGTGGCCAGAAGAACTTCCGTCTACGGAGGAGATGGAGCGTGGCATCACAGCATTGGACGCCTGCAACTGGCAGGTGAACTATGTGCTGACACATTGTGCGCCACGCAGTATCCAAACGACGATTGCCTCCTGGTACGAAAACGACTCACTCACCAGTTACCTGGAGCGTGTTCGCACAGACCTGCAGTTCAAGCGATGGTTCTTCGGGCATTACCACATTGACCGGCAGATCAACGAGCAGTTCATCGCGTTGTACGACAAAGTGGTGCCGGTGTTCTGACGAGAATATTGCCTGATAAGGAGAGATACTCAAGCTGGTGACGAGGCGAATTTGCTAAACTCGTAGGCCGGTAACGGTGCGTGGGTTCGAGCCCCACTCTCTCCGCCATTAGGCGAGCTATACGCCGAGATACCCTTGAGGGCTGGAGCAACAAGGTGAAATAAAGTCTCCAGAATGTTTTGCGGTGTTCAGGACTAAACCGCCATAGAGCAGAAGTGTTTGAGGGTCTGTGCTCCCATATAGCTATGGGGAGAAACGATAAGGACAAGGCATGGAAATCTGCGGAAGTGCGAGAAACCCTCACTATGCTTGAGTAGTTCAACTGGTAGAACGGAGCCCTCGTAAAGCTCAGGTTTGCAGTTCAAGTCTGCACTCAAGCTCCACATGCTGGTGTAGCTCAGTTGGTAGAGCGGGGATTTTGTAAGTCTCATGTCGCGGGTTCGACCCTGTCACCAGCTCCAAGGCGGGCTTGCTTTTTCTCCCGCCTCCCTCCATTAGTGCTCTCATAGCCGGTACTCTACCTCTCCCTGTAGAGTTGAGCAACGAAGCCGGCTTACATCCGGGTGTAGCTCAGTTGATAGAGCGCGTGATTTGGGATCACGAGGTCGTGGGTTTGAGCCCCGCCACTCGGACCACATGGCCCGATAGTCAAGTGGTTAAGACACCGCCCTTTCACGGCGGCAGCGCGGGTTCGAATCCCGCTCGGGTCACCAAACCAAAACAGAAAGGAGTCCTGCAGATGACACGGCAAGAGTTTATCGACGATGTCAATTCCTTCTGGGATTTGATTGAGTTCTGTCGCGATGAACAACTGGACATCTGCGACGATGTAATTGACGGTGTTGACTTAGATGAATACATCATGCGAGCCATCCGTCAAGACTTCGATACATGGCAAGGTATCCGGGACTTTCTGTCTAACATACCAACTGATGGTGAGTATTACGCAACAGATGGATATGGAGACATCAAATGCGTTAATGATGTGTTCGATGATTATAAGGCAGACGTCATCAGAGCCATGGATCAATGTGAAGCGTGGGATGAAGAGGAAGATCCTTTCGATGACGAGGAAACCGATCCATTCTATGACGGCGCAGAATCCAGCGGTGATTCATTTGCTATACTCCACACCAGAGTGGAGGATGAAGAAGTAGATATTGACAACGCCAGCTTTCTGGCAGTTGTAGGAAGGAGTGCATGATGGGACAGTATTATAGACCGCTGATGATTTCCAAAGACGGAACAAAACGTTCCGCCCTGGCACACGAATTTGACAATGGCCTGAAGCTCATGGAGCATTCGTGGGTCGGGAATAATTTTGTCAACGCTGTGCTCCATGAGATGGTGGACAAGCCAACACGCCTGGCGTGGCTTGGGGATTACTCCGATTCAGCCATAGAGGAGGAGTGCAACCTCGGAGGCGGATACATCACCAACGCGAGCGAGTTCCTCAATATGTTCAACTACCTTTGGGGAGAAAATTGTGCGCCGGATGACTTGTCCAAGGATTCCCCTACGTTCAAACTGGATTGTGAGCACGCAGACTGCTATATCGTCAACCTGACAAAACGGTGCTACATTGACATGGAGCAGTACGTTAAATGCAACATTCATAAGCCCCCGTACGACGACCACGAATGGTGCATCCACCCCCTCCCTTTGCTGACCGCACTTGGGAATGGTATGGGCGGAGGAGATTACCGTAGCGAAGAAGGCAAAGATAACATCGGATCGTGGGCATTCGATGAAATTTACGTGACGTACCTAAGACCCAGCGCAATGGAAGCAGCGGAGTTCTGCTTCAAAGAGTAAGCATTTGCAGCGCAGTAGCCCGTAGTCATAGTACATAGGGCACTCCGTATTGTAAATCGGAGTAACGGAAAGTCAGAGTGTTGTCGCTCGCTTGCGCCTCACCTGGAGGAGAGGCGCGCTCGCTCCATTCTTCAAAAGAAGCTCGCTCCAATCACTGATCCCTCATGAATCCTTCATTCGCTGCCGCTCATTCAGGATTCATTCCGGATCAGTGATTAGCCCCTCGCTTTTTCGAGGCTGTAAATGCACCCATGAAAGATTCTGTAATGTATATCGTCTGTTAGATAAGTGCTTTTGTACATAAGAAAGACAGACACTCTGTATTGTAAATCAGAGTAACGCTTTGCGTGTTTCCACGCCTTCGCGGGTGACTCAGTCCGGCCTTGGCCGGACTGAGTCACCCGCGAAGGCGTGTCCTCTCGCATATTGCATATGTCCTCCACATATACACGGACATCTGCAATACGGATTACAGAACAAAAAAGAAATGCCCACGGGAGTCTGCGGACCGGCCGTGAAAGCTCGTCTTTTCTGAGGAATGAGAAAGGCGTAAACGTAGGAAGGAGAACAACCATGCGGCAAGTATGACAGGTGGTGTTTGAAACAAACTCCAGCAGTACCCACTGTATGTGCATTGTATCTGACAGGAGGGCTGAGCTGGTGTACCCGGAGCATTTGACGTTCCGATGCAAGGAATACGGCAGAGAGCAGGGTGAGCTCAGGTCCGCTGAAGATAAGGCATCTTACCTGTACTCCAGCATTCTGTCACTGTTTGAGCGCAAGAAAGCAGAAGCTGCAAAGTCATGGATCATGGACGAGCTCGGAAAGGTAGGTGTCGAGTGTGATTTTGAGACCCCGAAATACCGGCGATATGGAACTGGCGTTTATTGTGACAATGCTTATGTTGATCACGCTGGCGAGGATGATCACCTGACGTTCGTGGAGAGCGTCCTGCGGAGCAGTGGGTGTCTTCTTCGATACTTGTTCTCAGACAAGAGTGTGGTACTTACCACCAGCGACGAGATCGACGACGACCGCGTGGAAAACTTCCATGCGGATTACAAACACGAGTTCTACTATAAGGGAAATTAAGAAGGATGAAGGGATGGTGTATTATGTCTGCACATTTCGATGAAAGTAAAATGTACACATACCTCAAGGGATATGCGATGGGATTGGGATGGCATGATACGCTCGAAGCTCTCTCATTCGCCAGGATTGCACACAAAGAACAGCGCCGTAAAAGCGGCGAGCCCTACATAGTCCATCCATTGACAGTCGCCAGTCATGCTGTTGCTCTTGGTATTAAAGAGGATGGGGTGGCCGCTACTGCAATTCTTCATGACGTCGTAGAAGACTGTGGCATTAAGGTTGAAAATCTTCCGGTATCTGCCGATACAAAAGATGCTATCCGTAGGCTTACCCACATCAAGGGTGAACCGCTTGGGCCATACTACCGTGAAATTGGGGAGAACAGGGTAGCATCTATTGTAAAGTTGTTGGATAGATGCGATAATGTATCTACTATGGCAGGTGTTTTTTCGGTTGAGAAAGTTGTCCAATACATCGGCGAAACCAGGCAATATGTTCTCCCACTTCTACGGGAGACAAAAGATAAATGGCCAAGCGATTCGAACGCATTGTTCGTGTTGAAGTACCATATTACGTCGGTCATTGACGGCCTGGAAATCTGCTTGGAATTAAAGGATAAGGTGAGCGAAAATGCTTGAGCTCCAAGGGAAATATGCAACTGCAAAGGTATTTACCGATGTGGTAGACGGTGAGTCTATCTCACAGGTTATCAACCTGCTGAACCAACCATACGCGGATGGCAGCCATGTTCGCATGATGCCCGACATCCACGCTGGCGCCGGATGCACCATCGGCACCACCATGACCATCAAGGACAAGATTTGCCCAAACCTCGTTGGTGTGGATATCGGGTGTGGGATGGAGACCATACGCATCAAGGAGGGCCATATTGAGCCGCAGAAGCTGGACGTGGTTATCCGTGACGGTATCCCGTCTGGTTTTGCAATCCGCGATAAGGCGCATAGATACGCCGATGAAATAGACCTGTCTAAGCTCCACTGCGCCAAGCACGTTAACCTCGACCGGGCCCTGTGCAGTATTGGCACCTTGGGCGGCGGGAATCACTTCATCGAAGCAGATAAGGATGACGACGGGAACATCTACATTGTTGTCCATTCTGGGAGCCGTCACTTGGGCTTGCAGATTGCAAACTACTATCAGGAGGCGGCATACAAGGCGCTGACCACCTACAGTCAGGAAGAAATCGAGGCTGTCATTGCCAAACTCAAGGCGGAGGGTCGGCAAAAGGAAATCCAAGGTGTGTTGAAGCAGCTCAAGACAAAGCACAGCCCGGTTCCGAAGCCCTTGGCCTACGTTGAGGGTGAACTCTTTGAGCAGTATATTGACGACATGAAGATTGCACAGCGGTATGCGCAACTCAACCGCAAGGCAATGATGGATGTCATCATCAAGGGCATGGGGTTTCATATCGAGGAGCAATTCACGACTATCCATAACTACATCGACATGGACAACATGATTCTCCGCAAAGGCGCTGTGTCTGCCCAAGCCGGGGAGAAGCTGCTTATCCCAATCAACATGAGAGACGGTAGCCTTATCTGCATTGGCAAAGGTAACGAGGACTGGAACTGCTCCGCACCGCATGGCGCTGGCCGTCTGATGAGCAGGAGTGCAGCAAAAGAAACTTTCACGGTTTCCGAGTTCAAAAAGCAGATGGATGGTATCTATACCACATCCGTTGGTCGCAGCACTCTTGACGAGTGCCCAATGGCTTACAAAGACATGAAGGATATCGTGGGTAACATCGGCCCGACAGTGGAGATCGAGACAACCATCAAGCCGATTTACAATTTTAAGGCCGGTGACGATGAATGAAGTGAACAACATTACCGTTTTATACACGGGAGGAAAGATATGAAACAAGTTAGGCATGGGGTCTTTGAGACCAACAGCAGCTCTACCCACAGCCTTGTGATCTGCACGACTGAGGAGTATAAGAAATTCGAGAATGGCGAGTTGTTACTCGACGAGTGGGGTGGCGGCAAGATGATCGACCCGAGTAAGGTCGAAAATCCGTCTGGTTACCAGACGCATGAGGAGTATTTCAGTGGATACCTTGAGCCGTTCTATCAGGAGTTCACTACACCGAGCGGCGACAAGATGGTGGCGTTCGGGCAATACGGATATGACGGATAAGTAAGGAGGGTTCCTCGTGAGCATTTTGGGCGAGTATACCAACGGTAACTATCGTGTGCAGATCTATAGCGACGGTACGAAGATTCGGGAGAACGATTTGGATTTCTTTGAGCCAACGTTTCCCGAGTCATTTGATATCAAGATAACGAACCAGTGTGACATGGGCTGCCCGATGTGTCACGAAGACTCCAGGCCAGACGGCAAGCACGGGGATATTCTGCATCTTCCGTTTCTGGATTCAATCCACCCGTACACAGAGCTGGCCATTGGCGGTGGGAATCCGCTGGCGCACCCAGACCTGATCCAGTTCCTTCAGCTCTGTAGAGACCATGACCTGATTCCAAACATCACTGTGAACAAGGTTCACTTCATGAAGAATCTTCCCCTGCTCCATGAACTGACGGAGCAGGGGTTGATTTATGGCCTTGGCGTTTCTTTCCTCGGCCTTGAGGATGATACACCGGACTTCATTAGTAAAGTCAGCAAGTTTCCGAACGCAGTCATCCACATTATCAACGGGATAATTTCGGAAGCTGGTTTTAATGCTTTGGCAAACCATGGTCTGAAAATCCTGATCCTGGGTTACAAAGATTTCCGTCGTGGTCTCGACAACCGCAAGACACACTGGCGCGAGATCGAAAGCAAAAAGATATGGCTTTACAACCGATTGGGCGATGCCATCAAGAACGGAGAGTTCAAGGCAATCAGCTTTGACAATATCGGAATCGGGCAGCTCCTCCCCGGGCGCTTCATGACACAGGAACAGTGGGATGAGTTCTACATGGGCGACGATGGTAGAAACGGCGAGTTCAACTCCGCGTCCATGTACATCGACGCTGTTGAGGGGAAGTTTGCCTACAACTCCTGCTGCACTACGCGGTATGACGTTACAAACAATATCACGGAGATGTTCCAATTTCTGAGAAAGGAGTGATAGGCGAATATGCACAGCAGGATTTTCCAGATCGAAGACGGGCCCGTCAGTAAGGACGAGCGCATTTGTGTCAACACAATTCCGGAGTGGTTTACGGCGTCCATCGCAGACTATGTTGCCGACATCAGTGATACATCACGCGACGACGAGATCGAGTGGCTGATGCGCACAAACTTTGGAACTGTGTGCAGGAGATGGGGAGACAAGATTACCTTCAAGATGGATGTCACGGATTTCTTCGAGGAAGACTTTGACAACTTCAAGAAGGCAGTTGAGAAACTCTCCAAAATCAATATCGACCAGTTCGTTCGCATCAGAAATCTGGGCGGTGAAGACTTGGACAGTATCATGTTCCAGCTTCGTGAGGCGTATGACGACAAGTTCAGGTTTTATGTGTGGTACTGTGATGAACTCTATACTATGCAGTCGTGGATGCGCCACGTCAAACCCGCCGGCGTGTACTATATCGGCGGGATCGTGGACTATCACTTCTGATGGAACGTGAAGTCACATCATTTATCTCCCGTTTCACCGGAGGCGGGAGGTTCAAAGAGGTAATCCAGGTATTTACGTCCGGTGCCTGTTACTGGTTCGCAAAGATACTTCATGAGCGTTTCAGCAAAGGCGTAGGTGATCCATACGTCGTAATTGTGTACGACGCAGTCATTAACCACTTCGGGTGCAGAATCAATGGCCGTATATATGATATCACGGGTGACTGTACTGAGGAGTATAACTGGAGCAGATGGCCTACGTTTGAGGACATAAGCTGGGAGCGCCGTGTTGTACGAGACTGTATTCTGTTTAAGGAGGAAGATGAAGATGTCAGAACCTCTACATAGCTGCAAGTTCAATTCAATGGTTGAGTGTCCCGGCCCTGCTCACCCGTGCTACAAGTGCGGGTGGAACCCGGAGGTTCGTCAGCACCGCCTGGAACTGATGAAAGCACCAAAACCCAAGGAGCAGGGGCTGAAGATATGCCCGGCATGAAGGTTCCGGTCGAGGACGACAACTTTGGCACTGTCTTGAACTGCGCTGTTCGCTATTCCATAGGCAGACAAACCTATATGCCTGGTCTTGTCGTGGGTTTTATCACACCTCTGTTGCCACATGTCTCAGACCGTACACTCTACGTCCTCGATCAAGACGTAACGGAGCAAAAGTATCTTGGAGGATATGGTGATCCAAAGATCGACGAGCCTGTCTGGATGAGATTCCACAAAGCTGTCCGTACGGAGGAAGCGCGGAGAGGTCTGGAACCATATAAGGATTGGAGGAGTGATAATGGTACTTGAGTTTCCCACATTCCCCGACTTTCTGGAAACCCACAGCGACGACCTGTTCTGCTTCTGGGTGTACCGCAGGGGATATACGCCATACGAACAGGAAAAGGCGTTCATGGACGAAAGCCAGTTCGAGGACACGCATGGTAAAGTGTGCCGTGTGGTCGAGTGCATTGCAGTCAACGAAGGTAACTACATGATCGGGGTGCAGGTCTGCATCGACGAGGAAGCAGACGAGCTGTCTTTTGACAACTGCATCGAATACTACAGCCTGAACGAGATCCGTTTAAGTCTGTGGAGAAAAAAGGAGGAAGAGTAAATGTATCTGAAAGAAGCATTCCGGTATCAGAACTTCCTGGGCGGCTTGATCGACAAGACGACTATGTTCCTGTCCAACCGGAACTATACCACCAAGACCACACAGGAACATCTCCGCAAGAAGGTCAACCCAGACGCGGAGGACGAGACCATCGAGGTCAAGATCGAGTGCCCGTATGAGTGCAGCAACAACCAGCTCGTCCAGTTCCTGAGCCATATCATGGAGGAAAAGGAAAAGTTGACTGCTGCCATCAGCGCGGCCAAACGTCATTGCGACATCGACATTGATGGAGAGCTGGCTAACAACCGCATTCGCCAGAGGGTCGCCCGCGTTCTGGGCGACATGGCAAAGATCCGCCCGAGTGAGAGCACCATTCGCGGCAGCGCCTACAAGTTCAACGGAGAGGGAAACCAGGTCGTGTACAACTACGACGTAAAGCAGGTTACGACCATCGACTTCGACCGCAACAAGGTTCGCGATATCTCCCGCTCCCTGGTGAGCACATCTGACGGTGTCTCCACAGCCATCGACAAGGTTATGGTGGAGCTTGAGGTGGCGTATGAGCCGGAATACAGCGTCAACGATTCCTTCGAGGATGTCGTGACAGCATTCGTCGAGACGCTGGAGGCGCACGCCTGAGAACGCGGCGGCTTCGGCTGCCTCGTTCAGATCCAGAGTGGACTATGACAACAAAACCGCTTCAGCCGCAGACGAAGTATAGTGCTGCGGGGTGAGTCGAGTGTACCGAAAACTCGAAAGAGCAAGTATCAAGAAACAATTAAATCATCTTGTAAATGATTTAGTAATACAGACTTGAAATCTGTGCAAAAGAAGAACGATATTTGCTCATCGTCAGCATTGGCACTAATCGTTACGGCGTTATCTGCTTAGCTCACCAACTCGACACGCCGGCGTGACGCCGGCCTCGCCAAACGCAGATCACGATATACGTTTTGCCACACGCCGTATTTGAAACAATCGCCTTGTAAGCGATTTCTATATAATCGGAAGCGTACCCGCTTCCACTTCAAACTGGTTCGTATGAACAAAATTGGTTTTGTCGATTACGAGGCCCTGGATCTGAACGAAGCAGCCGAATTGAATATATGAAACAGTACCCGGATGACCGCAACCAACGGACGTCCGGGTATTTTTTCGCAAAAAACGGAAAGGAGAAATGAACCGTGGGACTGGACATGTATGTGTACCGGGTGGAGAAGCCTGACCTTGACCCGACAAAAGTGTTTGACGCAGACAAACTGCCCGGCCTTATCCTCAAAGAGGAGGATATCAACGACCCGATGTACTGTGAGCTCTTGCCCTACTGTGACAAGGTGCAGGTTATCAACCACTATTACGACCTTGATAAGATGAAGGCTGAGAGCGGGGCTGCAAGCCTACACCTTAGCAGCATTATCGGTGACGTGGTTTCCTTCACCGGTGCAAAGCCGAACGGACAGAGGGTCACGGTCTCAAAATCTTGCGATGAGATTGACAAAGACTACACCGTACATCGCGAGGAAACATGCTATGTATGCTCCTACACCGAAGTGCGCTACTGGCGCAAGGAGTATGTTATTCAGGAGTGGTTCTGCAGGCATATCGGCCATGTGGAGAACACGGGCTACTACATCCTGAGCAAAGAGCTGCTCCAGGCATTCAATGAAGCGTTTGGGGAAGAAACTCTCCCGGTCAAGGAGCCAAACGAGGAGTACGCATACTGCTACTGGGAGTGGTATTAAGGGAGGTACGCCATGAATTGGTGGATTGTATACATAATCTTCCAAGCTGTCATGACTGCTGTCGTGCTCTTGGTTACCAAAAGGCTCTTGAGCAAACGTGTCACAGAACTCCAGAATCTGTATGCGGATCTGGACGCCTACACTCACAAAGCAAAGCTAAGTGGTGAACAGGTTGAGGAGGAATTGCGAGCATCAGAAGAATACCTGAGAAAAATGGCTGATAAGTTCGCCGGGGACAAGCTGGACGAGCTTATGCAAGGCACAATCAGTGGTGCCATGACTGAAGAAATCAGCGAACAGGTTGCCAGTGTATTCCAAGAGAATGTCAATGCAAAGATCAAGGAAGCCATTGGGGTACAAGTCGATCAAGCAGTACGTGATGCAGGCAGGGGCAGAGAAATCGAGGAGTTCAACGCATTGCACCCCTCTCTATGTAAGGTTCGTATGCGCTCTATTGACCTTGCCGAACTTCAGTACCTGCTGAGTAGTGCGTTCGATCAAACCCATCCTCTCCTGATAAAACTCAGACACGCCTGTATGAACGTATGCTTTATCCCGTGCAAGGTAGTTACCTCGCAGTGGGAGAAGATCAACGAGGCATGGGTCCCTGTTGAAGTAGATATGGAGACGAACCAAGAGAGAAACGCATTCAGATCCATCAAGTTTGAATATCTCAGATTTGATGCTGAAACTGACAGATGGCTGAAGGCAGAGACCCGCTACTATCCAGATGTACAGAGGTCGTTCGACGAGAGAGGGTATCACAGAATGATATCTGAGATGTGCAAATCCTATACCATCAGCGGGTTTATTGCAAACATGCTGAGCGACACTGAGGCTTATAACCAAATCCTCAAGTTGCGTCCTGTCCGGCTGTCAGCGCCGGTGCGATTTTGTAGTTTTTCGCCGAACAGGGAATGTCGAAAAAAGGCGAGTAAACGTGTACAGCCCCTGAATAATTATACTTGCCGTTTTCGCCCGTCAAGCC